CAATACCCCACTTCTTGAACACAGCACCTTCTGCCACATCAGCCCACCGACCGATAACCACATGAGCATACTTTTCGGGATTGCCCACCTTCATATCCTCAACTTCTTTTAGAAACTCCGGTGAAAGGTTTTCCAAATTATCAAGGTAAGTAGTATGGATATGAAGCACATTCGGATGAGTGGAAATTTGAACCTGCACACCATCAATCTCTACCAGTTTGTGAGTGTTCTCAATGTATTTTTTGTAGATGAAGTGATTGGAGTCGCAAGGATTCATTATAATGATGATCCGGTTCTGAATACCCTTCTTACGGATGGAGAGCATAATTTTGTCGAATTCTTCTTCATTGGTCCATTCTTCCGCTTCATCACAGACGAAAGTAGTGATACCCTGAATGGATTTCAGCTTTGCCGTCTGATTACCCGAAGATGTTTTAATACCCCGGAACATGATACGGCTCTTAGTCATTTTGTTTACTATATCTGTCTTGGTGGTCTTGAAATACTTGGTCGTTCCGTCAAGCTCTATCTTTTCCATCATTTCGGGAATGATAGACATACCGGCAGAAACCATCGTATAGCGGGTATAAAGAACCTGATGCACAATCTTCTCAACTTCCTTCATTTCAAAAGTTAACCGTTCTATGAAGGTAGAAGCATTAAAAGACTTACCGGAACCACGGCCACCGGTGATAAGGATAATGAACTTCTCCGTATCGGTATATAATGGGTGATAAATTTCTTGGGGTATTATCATTTCAGTTTGTCTTTAATCCAGGAGTCAATGCTAATGCCATGCTCTATATCCGTAGGAACATCGGCATCTTCATCCTGCTTGCGTTCAACCTTTCTCCAATCTTCATCATAATGATACAACCAAACAGACTGCGCCTGTAAACTGGGAGCCAGCTCACCTTCTACAACTTGAACTTCTTCTTCACCTGTTAGATTCCCGTCCCTGTCCTTAATCTTTCTGATAGTGGTGCTTTTTGTCTTGACACCACCTAAAGCCATAGCTAGGAACTTTGCCCGGACTGTTGCAGTTATGGTAGCCCGCCCGCGCGTTAATACTTCACTTAATTCAGAGTACTGACTTTTCTTCTCACAAAATGTCTGTGGAGCCAATCCTACAGCAAAAGCGATTTCCTTGTCTGTGAACCCCTTTTTTGCATACGATTCTATGAGAGAAAGAAAGTCCTTGTCTGTATAATCAAACTTAGGCTTTCTTCCTCCACGACCTTTTGTTTTTTGAGATTCACTATTACTCATAATCTTATCCGTTACTTAAACCTCTGCTCGCGGTTGTTTTTTCCATCCTGCTTCTTGTATTGATAAAAGCGTTTCGTACTCTTAACTCATTCCTTAAAGCATTTCTTCCAAGCATGTGCTCACTGTTTCTCAATCTTTCGTATTGATTTTCGAGTTGTTTCACCGTCTTTCTTCTTCTGACTCGGCAATTCTCCTAATTTTAAGTTACTAATCTATTCTTTCAATTTGCTCATCAAAGATTTCTCCCTTGATAAACTTCATATCCGGCTCATAACCGAACCGTTTACAGAATGCGGCTTTAGCCTCGTAGGTATCGAAAGAGAGCATTACATAGGCATCCATATTCTCGGCTTGCTTCTGTGCATTCTCCTTTACCTGCTGCTTGACTTCTTTCATGTGGGCAACCTTCTCGGCACGTTCTAATTGCTTAGCGGCTTTATCTGCTTCTTTCAGTTCGGTAACAGGCAACATCATATCAGACAGAGCATCTGCAATAGAGTTTTCCTCTTCTGTCTGCAATAGGTAGTCAACGCCAATCATATTTAAGTCAGCATCAGTCAGACCAGCGTCTTTCCAGTCAATATCAGGAACAATTTGTGCAAGTGCATCGAAATCCCATGTACCTTGCGCGTTCGGGTTATTCATCAGAATATTTAATTCCTTCTCTTGCTTTTCATCCACGTCTATGACATCGACACGGATTTTGTAATCGTTATCGGGGAACTTCTGCAATTCATCCATGACCGATAAACGCTGATGTCCGCTGACTACGGTAAAACCTGTACGTTTGTTGACTACAATTCCACCGACCAAACCGAATTTCTTAATACCACGTTTCAATGTCTTGCGTGATTCATCGGATAGTTTCCTTGGATTATAGTCAGCAAAGTGAATGGCAGAACGATTAAGTTCTACCGATTCGCTCTTTATGTACTTTGATAGTTCCATGTTAGCCATTGCTTAAACCAAAGCCACGTGCCTTAGCTGAATTTTGAAATGCTCTATTTATCTTATTAGCACGAACATAAGCCCCACTTTTGTTCCAATTTATATTACTATAAACACGCTGTGCCTGCGCTTTTAATTGAGACATGGTTTTCTTTCTAACTCGGCAATCCTCCTATTAATTTTGTTTGTTATGATATTCCCAAAGCACTCTTTCAGCCATTGGGAACACTTTGTAAATTCTCTGTAAGTCCTGTGGATAATTCTTCTCCATCCAAAGCATACAGTCAAGATTGAAGCCAACTCCCGAACTAGCTTTCAATGAATATCGGACAGGTTCGGGTAAATTATGTTGCCTCATGTAAGCAAGAATATCCCTTTGATTCCAATCAGCCAAAGGATAAACCATGCCGTTATTCACGTACCCATTGGATTCATATCCTTTCAGCATCAAACGTCTATTCATGCCATCCGCTTTCTTCATACCGAGAAAGGTGTAATAGATACCATGCTTTAGTTGTATTGCATTTACCACATCAGCAAGCTTCAGTAACTTCACTTTTGGATTAAGGACACAATACAGTCCGCCACGAAGAATGTAAGTAAGATTCCAGTGAGGTGCTTGCACAAATTCAATCTTTGGATATTTGGCTTTTGTCCAGCCAATCCACCGGTTAATATGCTCTAAATCCTTAACAAAGTACATAAAGACGCATACAATTCGGTCAAACTTTGGATAGATTAAATCAAGCAGAACAAGCGAGTCTTTACCGAGTGATAAAAACAGTAAAGCCTCATTCGATTTTACTCGAATGAGGTCTATATATCGGTTCGCTTGCTCTACCTTATTCATAGCTAACCACCTGATAATCCAAATGAAACACGGAGATCACTGTAACGCTGTCTACGTGAACCTAACTGGGTGGCACTTGCCGTCCCTCTACGATTGGCTACTAATCTACCGCCAGCCCCTGCGCCATTCATGTTTCTGCGCGGTCCGGCTACTCTGTTTACTCTTCTTGCGACTCAGCAATAATTTTTAAATTAAACAATCAATCTATATGTTTCTCTAACACCTTTCCTAAAGTATAGTCCATTTGGGCAGCTAAATATTCTTCGCCCTGATACTCATAAACAATATCGTCACCATTTTCGTCTGTGAGGATTGATGCTTCTGCGTTCTTAACTTCAATGATGATATACGGACGTTTGCCTTTGTATTCGCCTGTAAGAAGTTTTATAGCATCGTACTTGATAGGCTTCAGTTCTATTTCGCCCTCTTCAGGCAATTCTTCATCAGCCTTGTATTCTTTACCACCACATAAGTAGGTGATATACTTTTTTGCATTGGTAGGTCTTATCTCACGGTACTCGTGAGTTTTCTTACCTGCTAAAATCTCATCAAAATACTTTTGCTTAATCGAAAGCGTCAATACGTTCATAATCGTGTCAATTTTAAAAGTTAATAATCGTAGTTATTATAATAAATAGAACCAAGCGTTATATTCTACATTGCTATTATTCTTCTGTTTACAATATAACTCAAAGTACCTTTACTGCTAATATTATATTTTGTCATTAGATCAATGTATGACATACCATTCGCCCTGTCTTCACGAATCTCTAATACTACTTCATCACTAATTCTTTTTATCTTATCCGAAGTAGCTCTAGAAGCTATCATACTAACCCTGCGCCTTGTATCAGGACTCTTATCTATTGCATTGTCTGATGCCGTACCAATAGCTATATTGTTTTTTGAGTTATCCAAAGAATTACCATTCAAATGTCTTACTTCGATATCATGTTTGTAAATATCATTACCATATTTTTGATATGCTTGCAATCGGTGAACATAGACCTTAATAACCTTGGTTTTATTCACCTTTATGCCTATATAATAATACGGACGATTTCCTAATGTGCCAACACGCTTTCCCTTTGGAGAGTATGCGCAACCGGAATCATCTACATAGTAACCTTTTTCAATAGCCAATATTTCATTTTTATTCATTCTCATTTCTAATTTAATCAGTTGCGGGTGGTGGTAACGCCCCACCTATCTCTACCAAGTCAAAGTAGCGAGATGTCTTTTTCTCTAACCCGCGATAGTACCTCAAAGGTACTACCACAACCAAAGATAACGAAATTTCTTCAATTGTTATACACGACAATCGAGTTATTGTCGTGAAGTTAGCCAAATATCCCGTTCTTCTCTGCATTGTTTCAGCGTTGGGGCTACCGTGGCAAAGAGATCGCCGGATTCAGTTCTATAATCGTACTGGTACATTCGCCTTACTTTGCCTCTTAGCTTTATTGAGAAGGTACAATAATTCTCTTTGCCTGGTTGGCAGACTCTACAACCGTTTTCATTTATTGAATTCATAAGCAATTAGTTTATGCACACCCGAATTGAAACAAACGGGTGTGCTTTGTTATTTAAGCTGCATCTTTATTCAAGAACTTTTCTACAAAATAAATCTGTCCTTTACCTGTTACTTTGGTAGTGGTAGTTACTAATACAGAACCGTCCGGCTTAGTGATTATAGTTTTTTTTAGTTCAAAAAGCCCCAATTCCATAGCTTTCTGTGTTGGTTGATTATAAT